TGGTGGATTCAGTCGTGGTGAACTCAACATCTTTGCCGGCGGATCAGGTTCTGGTAAATCTCTAGTCATGATGAACATTGCCTTGAACTGGTTACAACAGGGCTTGAGCGGTGTGTACATTACACTAGAACTGAGTGAAGAACTCACAAGTTTGCGAACAGATGCCATGCTCACAAACATGAGCACTAAAGACATTCGCCGGGACATTGACACCACAGAACTCAAGGTCAAACTGGTGGCCAAGAAGTCAGGCAACTATCAAGTCAAAGGCTTGCCAGCACAAAGCAACATCAATGACATACGTGCGTACCTGAAAGAATATCAAATACAAACAGGTAAACGTGTGGACTTTGTGATGATTGATTACCTGGACCTGTTGATGCCTGTTAGTGCAAAAGTTTCACCCAATGACTTGTTTGTCAAAGACAAGTATGTGAGTGAAGAACTGCGCAACTTGGCCAAAGAATTAGGCTTCTTGATGGTAACCGCAAGTCAGTTGAATCGATCGGCTGTGGAAGAAATTGAGTTTGATCACAGTCATATTTCAGGTGGCATATCTAAAATCAACACAGCAGATAATGTGTTTGGTATCTTTACAAGTCGTGCTATGAAAGAGCGTGGCAAGTATCAGATACAGTGTATGAAATCTCGAAGCTCGACCGGCGTTGGTCAAAAAATTGATTTGGAGTACAACATTGAAACAATGCGCATTACTGACGAAGGCGGAGAAGATGGAGACACTTATTCAAAGAAACCATCTGCATCTATCATGGACTCAATCAAAGCCCGCAGTCAAGTTAGCCCAGCTAGTGATGACACAAACAGCCCTCCATGGGACAGTGCGGAACCAGCCAAAGTCACAGCAGACGTTCAAAGTGCCAAATTAAAACAACTGTTGGGCAAGATCAAAACTAGTTAAGCCACGGTAGTCACAGCAGTCCAGGTTGTGCTGCCATTGGTGTTGATGTACATTCTATCATTGGTGGTGTTGCCATCTGTGCGCAAATACAGTGATCCTTGAGCGGCACTCAGTGTTGGAGCGCCAGAACCAAAGAATATGCCAAGATTGGTGGTGCTGGACATATTATAACCAGCACCTGTGGTGCCGCCAGCAGGCACGGCAGTACCAGAAAGTATTCTGGCTGCACCCACAGCAGATATCACGGCGTCAGACAGCACATTACCGCCAGTGACATTTCCTGTCACTGACACTGTTGCACCTGTATGCGTAGTAGCATTGACATTGGCACCACCTAATACATTACCGCCAGTGATGTTGCCTGTGGCAGTGATCAAGCCTGCGGTACTAATATTACCACCAGTGACATTGCCAGTTACACTAACAGTTGCACCTGTGTGTGTGGTGGCGTTGACATTGGCACCACCCAGCACATTGCCACCTGTGATGTTGCCAGTTACACTAACAGTTGTACCTGTGTGTATGGTGGCGTTGACATTGGCAGTAAGCACATTACCACCATCGATATTGCCTGTAGCACTGACCACACCAGCAGTGTTGACGTTGCCACCTGTGACATTACCAGTGGCTGAAACAACGCCGCTTGTGAGCACATTGCCACTGTTGACGTTGCCTGTGGAACTGACACCGCCTGCAGTATTGACATTGCCAGCAATGACATTGCCAGCTATAGTAATCAGTCCTAGACTGCTGATGTTGCCACCGGTGACATTGCCAGTGGCTGACATTATACCAGTGCTCTTTAAATTGCCTCCAGCCACATTGGCTGTGGTTGTGACATTGGCAGTGAGGTTGATGGCACTGAGCACATTGCCACTCAAACTCAGTGTGGCAGAAAGCAAGTTGCCACCGGTAATGTTGCCTGTGGCTGAAACAACGCCGCCTGTGAGCACATTGCCACCTGTGACGTTGCCGGTGGCTGAAACAAAGCCCGCAGTCAACAAGTTGCCCACAGTGGTGTTGCCCACAAAAGTATTCCCTGTGGCCACAACACTGCCCACAATATTGCCACTCACATACAAATTGCCATCGATGCCCACACCGCCGCTGACGACCAGTGCACCAGAACCTGCACTAGTGCTGATTGTGGTTGCTGCCACTGTGAGTGGGTTGGTATAATAGTTTAGAGGTCGATTAAGGTCAAACACAGTAAGGGTTGACCCACCATCAGAAGTTGAAAAATCAAATTCATATGTGCCTGACGCAGCCAGGGTAATAACCCCTGCATTGATGCCTTGTATGCCCAGGGTGCCCTGTGTCACTGCTGAGGGTAAAGTAATGGTTTGTCCAGTGGTGCCAGTGATTTCCACACGCACTTTGCCGTACGCACCTGCAGCAGGCCAAGTGTTGGCAGTGAATGCCAGGTTGATGTTACCGCCCATGACTATGCTTTGATATGGCCCTGCACTGGCGTCAATGTTGATGAACCCAGTGGTATTGGCTATTTGTACCAGTGTGCCCGAAATGCCCTGTACACGAGCATTGTACACCAGATTGTTGCCCACATTGTTGTCCAAGGTGCTGCCAGCCAGTGCTGATTTCAATATGGCTTTTGATTGCAGGTCATCAATTTCAGTTTCTGCAAATTCAAAATTGGTTTTTATATTGGTAAAATTGTCACGGAAACCCTGGGTGCTGTTGGGCACGCCGGCTATGGGGAAATTTCCGTTGACATTGTTGGGGTTGATCTGGCTGGTCATTGCTGTTCCTTGTATTAGATATTTATTGTTTAGGTACAACCGCTAAATAATCCAAAGGTCCTTGAGCACATGCAAAAGAAAACACGCAGCATACTAGAAGAACTAGATACACTGTACATAGAACGCGATCGCCAGGCTGTGATTGAAACCAGGGCCAGCAATGTGATAGCCACGGCTATTCGTCTGCTGGAACAGATTGATGCTGAATATCCTGCTGAGCAAGCAGAAAACCTTCAGCGCAAACTGCTGAATGCCATACGTCATCGGGACACTGGCAAGTTTTCAAGGTCTGTAAGGAAAACCCATGCAGATATTTGAAATCACACAGAAATCCGTGACCAACGAAGTCAATGCAGGCGCAGTGGCAGCAGCTCTGGCCAATCGAGCCCGTACGGCTGTGTTGCAAAAAGCCGGCGTAACTGATCCTGGAGACAACAGCACACCTTACGGCGACACTCGTGAACGAGCCGCTCAACAAGCTGAACCAGCCATAAAAGAACAAGCAAAAACACGGGTCAATGCTTGGCAGCAGGCCATAGCACAACTTTGTCAAAGAGAAGGCCGGGACAATGTGGCACAGCTCAGTGCCAACAGCAAAACTATCTTGATGCGCTCGCTTGTACAGCAATTGCACGATCCCATGATGCGAGGCTTGATAAGAGACTACACCACTTTGGCATCTGCTGTGAGTTCAGATCCTGACATTCAAGCTGCCGCAGTTGGCATCACACAAAGCATATCACAAGCAATCTCTGCCATCGAGCGCAATTTAAATGATGCCAGCAGCACCTGGATCGACGACGCCAAAAGTGAAGAACAACGTCAGTACAACAACTGGCTGATGTTGTGTCGCGGTGCATATCGGGCCATGGCGTTGTTGCAGTTTGAAGGCGGCAGAGACATTGCAGTCAAAGCACCAGCTCTAAGACAGGTTGCTGGCAATTGGCAGCTGGATCGACTCATGCTGAATGATGCCAATCCTGCACACAAATTGTTGATTGACATGTCCAACCAACTGGTTGCAGCCGGGGTTGCTCCTAACATCAGTATCACTCCTGGTGGTGATTTCTATGTGGGCACGTCTTTGTTGAATCCTGCTGCCCCAGCAGATCAAACAATCATCAACTTGATCAAAGCCAACTTGCCATGAAAACCCTACGCACACTATTAGAAGGCGGCAACGTATTCAAAGACTCAGACGGCAAACCACTCACAGGTCGTATCAATCAAAGCGATGTGCCAGCCACTGTGGCCTGGCTTGAACAAGTCACAGGCATAGAATTTCCACGTGATCGTTGGCTGGGATCAACAGGCAAAGCGCCCACATCGGGAGACATGGATCTTGCTGTGGATGTGAATGAAATCTCCAAAGATCAACTGGCAGCCAAACTCATGCAATGGATAGCCAGCCACAAACTGCCTCCAGCAGAATGGATCAAAAAGGGCGGCGAAGTACACTTGCGCACACCCATACAAGGTCGTCCTGAACTGGGCTATGTGCAAACAGACTTTATGTTTTTCCCCAACTTGGACTGGGGCACATTCTTTTATTCTGGCGGCGAAGGTTCAGCCTACAAAGGAGCCAATCGCAACATTTTGATGTCCAGCATTGCCAAACAACTGGGACTAAAAGTGGGCGCCAATGGCATGTTCAGCCGCACCAGCAATCAACTTGTGCCTGGTGGATTAGACCCCGACTATGTGGCCCAGGCCTTGCTGGGCGCACGTGCCACACGAGAAAACTTGAAGAATGTAGAAAGCATTTTTGCTGCCTTGGCTCGGGACAAAGACCGAGAAGTCAAGGTCAAAGACTTTCGTGAGTATCTGACCAAAGAAGGTTTACCACAGCCTGATGCAGTGACAGAAAACACTGACACTTACTTCTTGGCACGACTGCGTGATAGAATCGTAAATCAGGGCATGCAACCCCTGGTGGAACGTGAGTCAGCCAATCCTTATCAAATTTACGAAGCAGAGGAAGCAGGGGTGGGTGGCAAAGCCAAAGGCATTGAACACCTGGAAGACTATGTGTTCCGTAACGGACTACCTGGTGTGGCCACAGCCTTGCAAATTGTACAGGCAGCAGCCGAGTCTCCAGCCAAGACCACCACGGTAAAGTGGGACGGCAAGCCTGCTGTGATATTTGGACGCAAACCTGAAACTGGTGAATTTGTGCTCACAGACGGTTCAGGATTTGAAGCCAAAGGCTATGATGGCTTGGCCACAAGTCCACGCATGATGGCTGACATACAGCGCAACCGTTCAGGCTCAAGGGACGAACTGATTCAACTTTATGCCTCACTGTGGCCTATATTAGAAGCAGCTTTGCCCGCCAACTTCCGTGGTTATGTCAAAGGTGACTTGTTGTACATGGACACACCACCCTTGGAAGCTGGCAACTATGTGTTCAAACCCAACACTGTGCAGTATCGTATTCCTGCAAAAACATCTCTGGGCCAGCGCATTGGTGCCAGCAACATAGGTATTGCCATGCACTCCATGTATGCAGATGTAGGCGACGCACGTCAACCACTCAGTGGCGTGCGTTTTGATGATGTTCCTGGCCTGTTGTTGATTGAACCCATTGGCGGCAAAGAAATTGTGCCCGACGCTGGCTTGATCAAACAAATCAAATCTGTGGCCAATGGCCCAGATGGTCGCGCCATTGCCACACTGTTCAACCCTGGAGAACTACGTGCTCAACAGATCACAGATCTAGCAAAACTGTGTGTGGACTACATCAACTACAGAATCAAGCAACCTAATCCCAGTTTTGACAATCTCCTAGGGGGATTTGGGGATTGGTTGCAGACCAAGGTCACACCTAAAAAATTCAACAACATTGTGGAATACTTGAACAGTCCGTCCAGCAATGCAGGCGCACTATCGGCAGCGTTCACTCTGTTCATGCTACTGCACGACTTAAAAATAGACATCTTGCGACAGCTGGATTTGAAGGATCCTGGGCACGAAGGTTGGGTCATGGCCACCACTGCAGGCTATGCCAAAGCGGTAAATAGATTTGACTTTACAGCTAGAAATGCGGCTCAAAACAATCCGCAACAGGCGTAATTTTTACCGATTGTATAAATAAAAGCAGGTCCAACAAGACCACTTAACTTTAAAGGAAATTTATCATGGCACAGTTTACAAAAACAAATGGAACCACACAACCAGTATTTGCACTGGACGTGGCAAACGGTAGTATCGCAGGAACAGCCAACGTTGCGGCCCAAGGCCCAGTGATGTTGTCTGGTCCACAACTGCAATTCTTCACACTCACAGCAAACACTGCACTTACCAATGCTGGTAACGTCAACGGTTACTTGAACAATGTGTTGCAAGCAGTTCAGTCTGGTGCTGGTTTGACAGTTCCTGGCGCAACAATTGCTTTCTATCAAGCACTTCCTGCTGCTGGTGTTATCAGTCTGGCTATCTACCCAGCCGGTGCTTACACAACTGCTCAGTTGGTTGCTGCTGCTCAAACAGCCAACTCTACAGGTGGATTGACAACCACTGGTATCCCAACTGGCAACGTTTCTGCTAGTGCAACATTCACTAACTTAGCAGCTATCTAAACCAAATTAGATTAGTGTCAACCCTGGACGTAAAAAATCCAGGGTTTCTTTTTGGCATTAAATATGCACATAATGAAAGTCTTGTGCCGCACCCTTTTTGATTGTACCTACACTGGTATCACAGGACATCTCCGACCACAGCATTTGCCGTTTACCACAAAAACAGGCCTGGTGATCGACACTGCCGAACAATGGAACCGTGCTAGAAATCAGCAACGAAACTGGGAAAGTTTGTTGCAAATAATGAGCCTGCGAACACAGCCCATGAATGTTGTGCCACCCACAAAACACACTGACGGGTGGCATTTTGCGTTTGAAGTTGAAGCCGAAGGTGTGCTTGGCAGCAATTTTGGCAGTGATGAGTTGGCAGGACTTGTTGGCGACTGTGAAGGTGTGCCCATGGTCACAGGCTTGGATGAAGCAGAAGTGGTTGCTGCTACCTTGCATGCTCGGGGCGCCAATCAGAACATTTGGTTCTCAGCCATAAATACGCCATTGGAGCCTGACCATGGTTGATACCACCGATATTGAAAAGAAAAGTCTTGAAGCCCACGTTGAGCTGTGTGCAGAACGTTACCGCATGCTGGAACTCAAGATAGAAACAGTGGAGAATGAAATCTCAGCGGTCAAACACATGGTGACCGAAGTGCATGGCATTGTGCGCCAAATGGGCGAAAAGCGCAACGACCAACTGATCGCCTGGGGCATAGGCATCATAGGCACACTGTTGGCCCTGGTAGGCTGGCTCACAGCCCATTACATCCAAACACTATGACCCGAGAACAAAAATTAGAACGCTTTGCCGAGCGTGAACTCAAACGTGTGTACACTGAACTCATAATAGATGACGAACAAGGTGGCTATGTTGCGTTTGGGCGTTATCATTTACGACCAGACTCAACCGGCTTTGCAGTGTATCACAGTGACGATCTTGTGAGCCGATTCAGCAGCAAACGAACTGCCATGAGTTGGTGCGTGGCTGACAATGCCAAACAATATAACCTGGCTAGAACTATACAGATTCTAGACAACAAACAACAGAGCTTGGCAGCTGACATACACTGCCGCCGCAGCCAAGCTCAACGCAGTGTTAAATCACAGTTTTCTGAAACTGTAATGACCAAGCTGTCAGTGAAAATTCAACGCTATCACAGTGTTCAGACCGAACTGGAAAAATGTGTAAATTCGGCTAAATATCTACAACTAAAAGGATTCGCAAAATGAAACTGCAAGAACTAGCTGCACCCAAAGTCAGTAAACAAATCACTCGTGTGTTCGAAAGCTACTTTGGATCAAGCATCAACTTTGACAAACTATCTGGCTCACAGGCTAACACAATGCTGCACAAGGTACGTGGACTGCTGGGCGAGCATCGTGACACCACAGCACGATATCAAAGCGAGCGTGATCCCAGCTATTTGAAACTGGTCATGATGGAACAGGCCCTGGCCACTCGTGTGCGGGAAACACGACCCGAAACACCACAACGAGCAGCCGTGGCTAGAGATATTGCTGTGAGAAACATTGCAGATCCCAATCTAGAACGAGCAGTAAACAAAGGTGCCAGAGGCATGGGACTCACACCTGATGAAGGTCGCACAGTGGCCAACAAGATCCTGCAAACTGAACAACGTCTGCGCAGAGCATATCGCACTCTCAAAGAGTCTGAAGTACAACAAGCACAAG